ATAAATGTTATTGAGATGAAAACGTCCTTAAAGTGGTTGCCACTTGTCCCGATCAGAGCGTACAGCAGCGAATATGTTGCGCGCAAAGTTATTGAAGATATTACAGGGTTGGGTTACATAGAGGCTTTGCATTGCAAAGACCCTAAATACAGAATCACAAGTTATCTAAGCGAAAATATCAATGAATTCTAAACAAGGGATGCAGCGGATTGCTTTAAATATTGATTGCGAGCGTGTGGCTAAAAACGTAAAAGGCTTGAGGAAAATAGGGCAGTGGGAAAGTCGGAGCAATGAGTTCCCTTTTTACACGCTTGGGAAGGCTGCTTATCTGGATGGCAATTCTAAAACTTATTACCAAGGGGCAGAATATCTCAACGTATTGTTGTTCCGATCTTTTTACGAATTGTATAAAGAGGTGACGGGAGAGTTGTCAGCTTTTTTTGGAGAGTGGATTATTTTTAATCCTAAATTAGCTTTGCCCGGTATCCATATATTCCCTGCTGATAAAAAACTTTTATCCGTTGCTGGTAATTGGCATCTTGATTCCCCACATGAAACTTTAGGAGTTGGAGAAAAAGACGCTTACGCTTTCACCATTGCGATTGAGTTACCGACAGGTGGGGGTGGTATGGATGCGAAGATAGGAGGAGATTCAAACGAATACATAGAATACAAGGTGGGGGAGCTTTTGCTTCACGATGGATTAACCCCTCATAGGATTGCCCCATATCGAGAGTTTGTTGAAGGAGATTATAGAATTACAATGCAGGGCCATATCGTCAGGGACGGTAAGGATTTAATAACTTTTTGGTGAGGAGTCAAAAATGGTAAAAATGGGGATGATAAAAAAAAGAATATTGGTCAAAGCTGATGAACTTCCAGAAACAACAAAGGGGGGTTTGTATATGGCAAAACAAGGGGATGTTTCGGAAGATGATAGACACATCTATAGTCATACTGGTACAGGAAAGGTTGTGAGGAGAGCAGAAAATGTTGTCGGGATTGAGGTTGGAGATCGGGTGTTTTTTGGTAAGCATGTGGGCGCACCAATTAAGATTGAAGGTGAACAATATCTAATGATGAAAGAGGAAGACATCCAAGCAACGGTAGGTAATTCAAATATTAGTTAATTATAAGTAGTTGATAAGTAGGGGCTTACGGTTATTCGTACTGTAACCCTTATTTATTTGTTGATTATAGTTGACAAGGTGAACAGATATGATAATATGTGTATATGAACTTAACGAAACAAAATTTAAACTTAACGCAGGGGGGAATCAAATGAGACAACCAAGAACCAAAGAAGGGATGATTAATTACTTAGCAAAAATAAGAGCAGAAATCTTTAATTCATCTATATCAATAGAAGCAATGAAAATAAGAAAAGAAGCAAGGGAAAATAAAGATGAAGGAATAATTAGATTAATCAATCGACTGCCTAGAAATAAATCAACTAACATTTAAAGAGGCAATCACAGATGAGAGCCACAATGAAAAACCTCAATGCGATTCTAAAGCCTCACGGTCTTGAGTTTATCAAAGGCAACGGATATTTTTATTTCATGGAGCTTGATGGTTGCAAGGTCAATACAATCCCAGAATCAATTTTAGTTTACAAATTAAATCAGCAAACATGGAAGCAGTGGGGAAGCGATATGAGAGATGCAATTCAACAATCAAGGGGAGAGATGAGATGAACATTAAATCAAAAGACTTAGATCATTTAAGAGATGTTATTGGGTCGCTAATGATAAAACAATTTAAAGGCAAAAATAAACAAGACCAATATCGGGCAGTAATCAATATGATATTTTCGCAACTACCTAAAAAGGAGAGATAATATGACAAGAGCAGACTTAACAGATAAAGTAGCGAAGGAATTAAAGATGACTCAAGCGAAAGCATCCTTTGCTGTAATAGCCGTTTTAGAATCTATCAAGCAAGGTCTTGTTGATGAGGGTGAAGTGACGATTCGGGGGTTTGGTAGTTTTAGCACAAGAAACAAATCTAAACGAATTGGGCGAAACCCGAAAACAGGTGAGCCAGCAGTTATCACTGCTAGGCGCGTTGTTAAATTTAAAGCGTATGTCCCACTTAAAAGGAAAGTAAACCATCGTGTTTAACTTATTCCTAAAAATATTACAATTCTTTCTTGAGAGGAAAAAAAAATGACTAATGAAAAATATTTAGACAGGGCTGCATGGGTAATAATTGGGTTATCTATAGGGTATGTAGGAGCTCATCTTATAATTGCTATAATATAACCACACGGAGATTTATGAAAAACGCAACGGGACGGCCTTCTCTTGGGGGTAAAAGGGTTCAGATTAGATTCAAGAATGACAAGCAGATCGAAATGATACGCAAGGTTGTGAGTGCTATCAACGCAGGGTCCGCTTACGGAGATGTCACTTTTAATAGCTTTGTTTCAGGGGTAGCATTTCGGGAAGCGGAAAGGATCATTGAGGAAAAAGAATACTGAGTGATATGTGGGAAGGAGTGGGGCAAGGGGAGCCGAATCCCTCGCCCCGTCTGAGGCACAAACTTATATCTGGGAGATACAGTTTGAAATGTGAATATATCACATCCCCAGATTTTTATTTACCAAAAAAACAGAAAGAGGCCAAAATGGTTGGGGATATAAAAGTGCTTAGTCCTGAAGGAAAGCTCATTCGTATAATAAGTGGGCAAGCGGAAATGAATAAAAAGTATAAAGAAATATCAGTATCTCTTAAAAAAACTCCTTGGGGGCAAGAAAAGATAGGGGGTATTTTAGTAACCTGCGTGGAATGCAAGATTACGGTTGAAGGCCAGAGATCGAACCAGATTACTTGCGGATCAGAAAAGTGTATAAGGCTGAGAGGTAATAGGAAAAAATATCCCAATTCAGCTAGAGTATTTAATTGCGCGGCCTGTGGGCTAGAAATGCAAACGCACCATCATAACAAGCGGACTTGTGGAACGGAAAGATGTTTTAAAGACTATAATAATATTAGAGAAAAAGCCCGATTGAAAAAAAACAAAGATATAGCGTTGTCGTTATAACTGTATTGACTTGGTTTCTGTTCATCAGTAGAATAAGTTCATGGATGATGCTTATAAGATCGAGCCACGGGTGAGAGAGAAAGTATCGGAAAACTTCTACAAGGATGAGTTTGCATGTCCTCATTGTGGAGTCGCTGATATTGACTCTGGCCTTGTGCAAAAACTCCAAGCCTTAAGAACAGAGATAGGGCGTTCACTTATTATCAATAGTGGATATCGATGCCAAGAACATAACGACAAGATTCCTCATTCCTCAAAAAACTCATCCCATATAAAAGGGTTAGCGGTTGACCTGTCTTGTACTAACGGGCCAGACCGATATGAATTGATTGCTCTTTGCATGAAATCGTTCAAACGTGTGGGTGTATATGCAGGAGGATGGGTCCATGTAGATGTGGATGAAGATAAACCTCAAAACGTAATGTGGGTGGGCTAATGTTTGATTTTACAGGAATGGTTTCAGGGATAACAAATCTGGCTGGCAAGTTCATAGAGGACAAAGATAAAAAAAACGAATTAGAACAGGCTATTAAGGCCCAGATGTTGGAACATGAAGTAAAGTTTGTATCTTATCAAAAAGATATTATTACGGCAGAAGCAAAAAGTCAGAGCTCATTAGCACGGAACTGGAGGCCCATCACCATGCTTTGTTTCGTTGCTATTATTGCAAACAATTATATTCTTTTCCCCTACATTCAATTATTCGGTGGATCGGCAATAAAGCTAGATATTCCCCCGGACATGTGGGATCTATTGAAACTTGGGATCGGAGGATATATTGCTGGCAGGTCTGTTGAGAAGGGTATCGATAGCTGGAAAAAAAAGGAGAAATAAATGGTAACAAGGGCAAAACAAATTAATTCATCGTATGCGAATAAAAAAGCAAAAAGTCCACGGTCAGTCATCAACCAGAGGATCAACGATAAGGTAGCGGCAAAAAAAAAGCCAAAGCCAAAACCCAAAGTGGTAAAGCCAAAATCAACCGCATCTATAAAAAAACGGGCTAACAAAATGTTTGACTCATTTTAATATGAAAAAAACATCGAAACCGACAAAGCCAAAACCACGGAAAACAAGAAAGCCCAAGCCAAGTTATTGAATAGCCATATGGCTCTGGTAGTTTTCTAACGTGGGGCCTCCTCCCCTCCGTGCCTATCCAATTGGGCATAAAGAATTCTGCCAGAACCTTTTTTTAAGTTAAGGGTAATAAAATGGTTAAATTAGCAGACTTAAAGCCTGATCGGAATAACGCAAGAAAGCATAATCCTAGAAACATTGGGATGGTTGCTAATTCTTTGCGTGAGGTTGGTGCAGCCCGATCAGGTGTTATTGATGAAGATGGGAATATCCTAGCTGGTAATGGAACTTATGAAGCATTGAGTGAAGCAGGGATTGAGAAGGTTAAAATCGTACAGGCTGACGGTAATGAATGGGTGGTTGTTCAGCGTAAAGGATTAAGCGAAAAACAGAAATTAAAATTAGCTTTATACGATAACAGATCAGCAGAGTTAGCTGAATGGGATAAGGAAGTACTAGCAGATATTGACCCTGAGATTATGGAGTCAATGTTTAGCACAGACGAGCTTGAGGACTTGCTAGATAACGTGGGTGGCTCTGAGGGGCTAGACGGTGAGGATGATGTGCCAGAAGCCCCTGAAAAGGCTATTAGCCAGTTGGGGGACTTATACCAGTTGGGCGGTCATCGCTTGCTGTGCGGGGACTCAACGGCAAAGGATGCGGTTGACAAGCTGATGGATGGGAAGAAGGCCGACATGGTGTTCACTGACCCGCCTTATGGGGTTGATTACACTGGTGGCCCCGGTAGGGAGCGTGAAAAGCTGAAAGGCGATCACAAAGGGACTTCTATCTACACAGACGTTATCCCCGTAATAGCTGAGTTTTGTAACGGCCCTTGCTATGTTTGGTATGCGGGAACAAAGCCGAATGAATTGTACGAGGCTGTGGGGAAGTGTGGCGAAATACACGCCCTAATTATCTGGGTAAAAAACAACGCAACTTTCAACATGAATATCCAATACAAGCAGAAACACGAGCCTTGTCTATATTGGAAGCCAAAGGGAGCGACCTTGCGATGGTCTGGGGGAAATACGGCAACGACTGTCTGGGAGATAGACAGGGAGTCACGCAACGACTTTCACCCCACCCAAAAGCCAGTGGAACTAGCTGAGAAGGCAATCGGAAACCATAAAGCCAAGACTGTTCTGGATTTATTTGGAGGCTCTGGGGCTACGATGGTCGCATCCGAAAAGCTAAACCGTAAATGCTACATGATGGAGTTAGATACAAAATATTGTGACGTTATTGTTAAACGATTTAATGACCTATTCCCTGATATTGAGATATTAAGAAACGGGGAAGCATTTGAGCCAATACATGACTGATAGCAACGAAAAGGCAACGGGTGGAGTAACTGGTAAGGGATTTTTACCGGGGCAATCTGGTAATCCTGAAGGAATGAAGGTGGGAACTAAACATGGATTAAGAGCAAGGCTTAATGCTGTTATGCGAAAGACTCCTAACGCTGATATTTTGAAGGTTTTAGCTGCAAAGGGAATTGAGCTTGAACACAGTGATAATGCAGAAGTTATTGCAGAAGTTACAAACCGTGAAGCCCAAAAAGGGAACATGAGTGCCATTAAGTTGATTGCAGATTTGACTGAACCGAAACTACCAACGGATATGAAGATGGAACTGAATGGTGGGAATAGGCCTATCAAGGTCTTAAATATTGTTGGTGTTGTCGCAGAAGATGAGGCAATTGAATTAGAGGAGGAGATCGATGACGATGCAGACATTAATTGAAGAAGTAGATATTGAGATTCCAGCACCTTTTATGGATCTATACTCACCGTATAGGTATAAAGCCTATTTTGGGGGTCGAGGGTCAGCAAAATCTCACTCTTTTGCCAAGGCATTACTGTGTGAGGGTTACGATAAGAAATTAAGGATCTTATGTGGCAGGGAAGTTCAGCGATCTATCAAGGATTCTGTTAAACTGTTGCTAGATGACCAGATAGAGATACTGGGGTTGCAGGATCACTATACCTCTTTGCAGAATGAAATTAGAGGAGCCAACGGCACAGTGTTCCTATTTGCTGGGCTTGGGGCGATGACTACGGATCAGATTAAATCTATGGAAGGCATTGATAGGTGTTGGATTGAAGAGGCTCAAACGATCTCTCAGCGATCATTAGAGGTGTTGATCCCAACCATAAGACAACCGGGGAGTCAGCTGTGGTTTAGTTGGAACCCAAGAAATGCTAATGACCCAGTTGATAAGTTGTTCAGAAGTGAAGTCACTCCTAAAAATGCAATCATCAAGAAAGTTAACTTTGATGATAATAAATTTTTTCCAAAAGAGCTAAACGATGAAAGACTATTTGATAAAGATCAGAAACGGGATAGATACAGTCATATCTGGATGGGTGAGTATGAACCGACTGCTGTTGGAGCAATTTGGGACCGTCAAACGTTTCATCAAAACAGGCGTGAAGAGTTACCAGAAATGGGTAGAATTGTTGTCAGCGTTGATCCAGCGATTTCCTCTGAGGAAAAGTCTAACGAGCATGGAATTATTGTTTGTGGTTTGGGCGATGGCGATCAGCGTGGGTATGTGCTTGATGATGTATCTCGACAGGGAACGCCTTCTCAATGGGCTAATAGGGCTATAAGCGTTTTTGATAAATGGGAAGCTGATGCAATTGTTATCGAAATCAATCAAGGAGGCGATATGGTGCGGCATACTTTGGAAAGTATCAGACCGGGCATTCCTATTGTTGAGGTCAGAGCCACACGAGGTAAGCATATTCGCGCTGAACCAATTAGCTCGCTTTACAGTTTGGGAAGGATTAGTCACGTTGGGACTTTCTCTGAACTAGAGGATCAAATGTGCCAGATGACGGCAGGAGGGTATGCTGGAGAAGGATCCCCTGATAGAGTGGATGCAATGGTCTGGGGATTTACTCACTTGTTTCCTAAGTTGGTGCAAAGGCCAAGTGTGACTAGAAAACGATTAACGCCTCGCGCAACTACTGGATGGATGGGATGACTTTTGAGATAGAAACAAAGAAAAAAGAAATAAGAGACAGGCTGGAAGATGCTATCTCAGAGACAGGATTGAGTATGCTGAGATTAAAGAATGGTTATCATCAGCTTAAAGTGATAATGGCTGATTTGGAATATGAATTAAAGATGGCAAAACAAACGGAAAAAGATAAAGGACTTTCATAATGGCTAAAAAGAAAAAAACAGGGTGGGATGAGTTAGACCCGAATGCTTATATCGGGCTAGAGAAAATTGACATGAGCCAAGCAGAACCAGAGCAAGGTATAGCTGATTTTTTATTACAACTTGCCCCTGCCATAAAAACGCTTGCTGAACCAACTACAGCTGGGGGATTAACTGCTGAAGACTTTGCTGGTCTAGGAGATGTCTCAACTAAAGATTCAGATTATAGCAATATCGTAACTGGTGACATTGGTGGGGGTGGTGAGATAGCCATTGCTCAAGATTTTGGGCCTACTGGTGGATTAAGCAATGTCAATATAGGGTCTGCTTTTGATGGGGCTAGAGGGATAGATGAATTACTCCCAGATGGCAAGAGCAAGGGGAAAAGTGGTGGACTTGGATCTTTGGCAAGGATGTTCAGCTAATGACTTACTAGAATAATTAAATAAAAAAGGTTATATTGTAAATCAAATTATGTAGTCGAAAAGGGTACACTAAATGGAAGCAATACAAGACGAAGAAAAGAAAACAGAGAAAAGCGAAAGACCTAAAAAGGGTGATTCTAACAAAGAAGCCGACATCATAAAAGGTGCGACTGAAAGGTTTGAAGAGTCACAAGATGGCTCTGACTTTAATCGCAACCGATATGAAGAGGATATAAGTTTTGGACGTTTAGGTGATCAATGGCCTAGAGATGTAAAACGTCAACGAGAGCTTGAATCTCGACCCTGCTTGACCATCAATAAAATTCCTCCATTTGTTCGCCAAGTTGTAAACGATGCCCGTCAGAATAAACCGGGAATCATTGTTTCACCTGTGGACAATGGGGCAGATAAAGCTACGGCAGAAGTTATTAATGGATTGGTTAGAGCTGTTCAAAGAAACTCAAACGCTGATATCGCTTTTG